CGCAGGCAGCTCTCACGGAGGGGACGGAACGGGACGGCGGAGACGGAGACGGATCAGGCGGGGGATGAGGCGGGGGACGGGATGGGGGAAGGGGCATGAAACAGGGCATAGGTCAGGAACGCGCAGAAAGGCACCGAGAACGCACCGCAGGGCGCCGCGCGGGTTAGGAGAGCAGGATGGTTCTCTTTCTTTTGACGCAAGGCGTGAAGGAAAGGAAAAAGAATCAAAAAGAAAGCCGCCCACAGCGGGGCGGCTCGGCTAGGTCAGGAGAGAGAGAGGGGGCGGTGTTAAATCGTGCAGCACCCGCAACAGGGCGCGTCAATGCACCGCCCACGGCGATTGCGCGTGAAGCGCGCACCGGTGGAGAAAGCAATGCCGTAGGAAACCGCATTGCCCTTGCTCCAAGAAAGGGCCTCAGCAGAGGCCTCAGAGGGCGCGTCACCGCACCGGTCAACGCAGTCAGGGCAATGCACAGCCCAGCCAGACCGCGCACGCGAGAGCGTGCCGGTGTTAGCGGGGACACGGCACCCACAGCCGACGCAGTCGGCGGGGTATTTGTTGGAGCGGGGTTTGTTCAGGGTTTGCATGGTTTGTTTCTGGTTTGGGGTTGTCTTGGGTTTGTCGGCAACTCCGACGGAAAGCTTTAGGGGAAGTTTGCGAAAAGTTTGCGAAAGGGGGTGGGGTTTGTGGCGGAAAAACCGGATTAACGATCCAAATCCGAAACGGTTGGGGAGATTTTCGATTTCGTGAAAAGTTTTTGGAGAGGGAGGAAATCGGAAAACCATCCCAACCCGCGAAGCGGACACGCACTCCCGCGAAGCGGAAACGCGAAGCGAGCTGGCAATCGCCAGCTCCGAATCCGGACGGAAAACCGGATTGACGTTTGGCTTTTGAAAAGGTTGGCCGGATTTTTAAAATCGTGAAAAAGTTTGGCCAGCTCGCAAAATCGGAAAACGGTTTCAGGCGGAAAATCAGGGTTTCAGAGTGGCTTGGGTGCGTGAATGGCGCACTAAGTTGAGTTTGCTTAGGTTGGATTTAAGGCGGGAAAGGTGAACGCGTGCAGAGAAGAGGAAAGAAACATGGGCCTAGAACGAGCGGAAAGTGGGTGAGAACGCGAGGAATGAAGCGGTGAAGGTGGATATAGCGGAAATAGGTCGAGAAGAGCGGGAAGGGGGGAAGGGGGAGCGGGACGGATGGAGACACAAAAAAAGCCGAACCCGTGAGGGCTCGGCTTGGATTGGGGAGGGGAGTGGGGCTCAGTGCCGGTAGAGGCGACCGTCGGATCCGACTCGATGCTCAAGGGTTGGTGGTGGGGGTGGTGTCTCCCGGACAGTGCAGGGGATGATGAGGGCTCGCTCAACGGCGGATTGGGCGGCCGCTAGGGATTGGGCTGTAACCGTCCCAAGATAGGCAGGGGAGGCAGCGGTGGTATAGACGTGGTAGGTGCGCATGGTCAGATTAGTTGAGAGCGTCCACCACGAACCCGCTTTGGTCATGCTTGGCTTTGCCTTTGGCTTTGAGCCCGACAACGTAGCCATGGCGTCCAGCCCGCGCGCGGCGGTCAAGAAACCGTAGGTCAGTGACGTCGCCATTGATGACTGGCCTATGCCAGTAGGTTGGGGGGAGAGAATCGCGGAAAACGACGGCGACATTCCCGCCAGCCGAGAGAACCTGTTGGCATTCGGCTTCGTTTGCGGCTGAATCACGCGAAAAGACAACGGTATAGTTGGGAGCGTGAAGGCCTTTTGCGTTGTCCAATGCCTTTTTGACGGACTTTGTGTAATCGTAAAAGGGGACGTCAGGGAAACATTGCATAAGCGTCTCGCCTTTAGATGGTACCAGCAGGCGGTGAAACGCTAAATCGCTTGTTCCGTTGAGTCTGATGCAAGGTTGCAAGCCAAGGCGTTTGGCTTTGGCAATCAATGCCTTGCAATCTTCGAACAGGGTCTCCATGAATGCGTCACGGTCAGTGAAAAACAGTCTGGTCTTGGCAATGCGCGCCTTTTGGACGTTGTTAAAAGCACCTTTGCCTGCGGAGTTTAGACAACCTTTTTTGCATGACGCTGCCCATGGGCAGACGTTGCCAGAACCTGATAGGGTGTGGGGGGCAAGGTAAAGAATGCCGGTGAGATAGCCAACTTGCTCTCCTTTTTCGGTCTTGGCTGAGGAAATACCGAGTAGATTCATTTTTTTTTGGGTAGTGTAAAGGGTTGGAATGGCTGGGGTTATTCTGAAAGGTTCACAAACTGAAAAGCGCTGTTCTCTCTTTCTTGAAAGGCTTCAAACTTTTCGGAAAGCCTAGGTGCGTTGCAAAGTTCGTATTTAAAAGAACTTACCAATACCAGGCTCATATCGCATCCACCGAAGGTGAACGCGTCAAGAATACCGTCTAGGTCGTCAAGTTCTTGCTCATCAAGGTATTCCATGAAGTCAGATAGGTTAACGTACGTTGCGTTCAGGATTTTGGTTTTGATGCTCATTTTTGTTTGGTTTGGTTTGGTTATGGGTTGTGGGAGAGGGGTTTAGCGCGGAAGGCAAAAAAGACTGTCCCGCATAGTTATGGTTAAGCTTCTCTCGTTCACCACTTTAAGAGTGGGGCGGGAGCATTCGTTGTGCGCAAGGTAGTAAACGGTTGATTGTAAAGCTTTTATAAAATCTGAAGCTTCTTTTCGGGAATCGAAAGGCCCGTGTAAAAGACTGTAGTCTGTGCTCTTTGGGCCGTAGTAGTGGCGTTTGCCTGCAACGTAGTGTTTCATTTTTGGTTTATGGTTTACGGTTGACTGAGAGTTGTTTATCGCATTTGACGCAGTGCGGCTGCGTACGTGGCGCAGAGTAAAAGTCCGATAAGCGAGGCTTCGATGGCGTTGAGGTTGAGCGTACCGAGTGCGAGTGCGTCGAGAGTGGAGAGGGAGAGCATTAGGAGGGTGAAGGTATTGGGTTTCATGAGTTTGTGGGTTTTTTGTTTCACTTGCACATTGCAAGCTTGGCGCAAGGTTGACGCAAATGGGGAGGGGTGGCAACAACAAAAATGCGCATTTTTTGCGTACAGGGAGGAAAGGGAATCTTGAATCAGAGACTGTCTTGGCGATGGATTGCACCAAATGAGTGGATGCACGGTTGCCAACCTGACAAGGCACGGCGGGAGGGCAAAGGGGACTCCCAATCGGACTACAACGGCTCTAAAAGAGGCTATCCTGCTATCGTTTGAGCGATTGGGTGGAGCTGCCTATCTGGAGCAGGTTGGCAGGGCTGATCCAAAGACGTATTGTACGCTCCTGGCAAAAATCCTCCCCCGCAATGGCATCACAACAGACCAGCCGGCTGGGGTTGCTCAACTCTCCGACTCGGAGATACGCTCGCGCGTCGCTCTAATGCTCCGAGAGGGGCTCTCGGCTGAAGCCATCTCAACAGGCGAAAGCATTGAGGCTGAGGCTGTTACGCTAAAGCGCGATGCGTAGCTGGTACTGTCCATGTCGGTTATTGTATTGCGTAATAGGCCAAACTGATAAACGCTGAGTGATTCCAATGGATTCCAATACCGGATTAGGAGGGGGCAAGACCCCCAAGGGTGGCGCCGGAACTTACAGCGGAGACGGCGGCGTCTCCGTGAATGTCGCTATTAGACCGTGAAAGAACTCAGTCCAGAAGAGAAAGCAGAACTGGTCATGTGCCTCGAGGAACTCCAGAGGCGCAAGCGCGAGCGCCGTTTGCTCGGTTACTACCCAGACACCGGACCCCTCAGACGGGAGCTCTACAAAAAGCACCTAGCCTTCTTCGAGGCGGGGGCAAAGTACAAGGAGCGTCTGATGATGGCAGCCAACCGCGTCGGCAAGACCGAGGGCATCGGCGGCTTCGAGATGGCGGTACACTTGACGGGCCGGTACCCCTCATGGTGGACGGGCCGCCGGTTCGACCGGCCCATCTCGGCGTGGGCGGCAGGGGACACCGGTAAGACCTCACGGGACATCTTGCAGACGAAGCTGCTGGGACCGGCTGGGAGTCACGGCACGGGTCTCATCCCGAAGGAAGACATCCTGCGGGTATCGGCCAAGGCCGGTATCGCTGACGCGGTGGAAATCATCGTGGTGCGGCACGCATCAGGGGGCGAGTCGCGGTTAACGCTCAAGAGCTACGACCAGCGTCGCGAGAGCTTCCAAGGAACAGAGCAGGACATCATCTGGCTGGACGAGGAGCCACCGCTGGACATCTACACGGAGTCGTTGCTGAGGACGATGACGAACGACGGTATGGTGATGCTGACGTTCACGCCGCTCTTGGGGATGAGCGAGACGGTGATGGCGTTCTTGAGAGACGGTGAGGTGTGTGAGCGGGCGGAGGGGACGAAGTTCGTGGGGATGGCGACGTGGGACGACGTACCGCACCTAAGCCAAAAGCAGAAGGAGGACCTGTGGTCGAGTATACCGCCCTTCCAGAGGGATGCGCGCTCGAAAGGTGTGCCGCAGTTGGGGGCAGGGGCGATATATCCGGTGCCCGAGAGCGAGCTTGTGGTGCCTGACTTCGAGGTACCGGTGCACTGGCCGAGGGTGTTTGGGATGGACGTGGGTTGGAACAAGACAGCAGCGGTGTTTGGAGCGTTGGACCAGCAGAGTGATACGCTGTATTTGTACTCGGAGCATTACCGTGGGCAGGCGGAGCCGGCGATTCACGCGGAGGCGATAAACGCGAGGGGGCGTGGGATACCTGGGGTGATTGACCCTGCCTCCCGTGGCAGAACGCAGGTAGACGGGCAGCAGTTGTTTGTGAG